TCTTTTAAGTAAACTCGATCCCAAGTTAAGCCGACAATCTCTCCAGCACGCATTGCAGTCTCAATTGCAAAAAGGAAAGCAATAATAATTTGCTGAGTAGAATTTACCGGGACATTGTTATCCCAATTTGCTGCAAGACATAATCTATCAATTTCATCTTGGGTAATTCGTCTATCACGGTGCTTTGATGGTGGGGGTAAAGTCAAGTCGGCCATTGGGGACTCTTTAATCCACTTCCATTCTTTTCGGGCAACAGTAAATAAAGAAGCTAAAATATTTGCTTCACGTCTGACAGTAGCGCCCTGCACTTCTTTTAAACGAGAATCACGCCATTGCACTAAATCGTCAGTTGTGACTTTGGCTAATTGTTTTTGACATAGCTTTTTATACTCACGCTTAAAGAAAGCCATTCGCTTGACTTCATTCTCATGAGTTTTCTTTTTAACACTCACTTCATTTAAGTAGCGTTCAATAGCTTCTAAAAAAGAGTGATCTGGTAATTTGCCATACGATTGTTCGCGTAACTGAGTCTCGCGTTTAGATGCCCAAGCCCTAGCCTGAGCTTTTGTATCAAAGGTTGCACTTTCGCGAATTCCGTTTACACTTATCTCGGCTCGCCATGTATCGTTGCGTTGTCTAAATGAAGCCAT